GGCAGTATGATTTTACCAAGTCACTGACTTTAGGTATTAAGAAATCAATTTCTGAATCTGAATTTGTGCTGGTAATGCCCATGTAAGTTTTGTATTCAGCTTTTGTTACTAAATCTGTTGCCATAAATACCTCACTTGTTTTATAAAGGCACAAAATACCTTTATAAAACAAGACCCCGAAGGGTCTTGTTAACATTTACACTATCTGATTAGATCAGGTTGCTGTGTATTTGTGAGCTGCTACGCCAGTACCTTGTGCAGTAGTAACTTGAGTCATACCGGTACGGAGGCTAGCCACCATAACACGACGTTGTGTCTCAACTAACTCTTGGGTATCAATGCGGAGACCGCGTTGGTTACCAACAAGGAAGTTTCCTGGATTAACAGCGATAGCACCGGCAATACCAGTACCTGCAGCTGCGTACTCAGCAGAAACTAACACAGGGCTTCCGCCAACTTGACCGATTTGACCAGTCAACACGGTAGCTTGTGCACCAACTTTGTCCATAGTTTGGAAGATAGGATCTTCTAACAACTGGTAATATGAATCGGTGTTAACGATGAAGATAACTTCAGCGGGATCAAGACCCCAAACACCCAAAGCTTGACGCAATGCACGTAATTTAGCAACTGTAATACCAGAAGCAACTGTGTTACCAGTGGCAGTGGTGTTAGTAGCCCAGTTCGACAATCCTTTAACAGGATCAGCACCAGCACCAGCACCTAACAAGAAAGCCTTGTCAACAGCGCGAGCAACACGACGAATCATACCGTCACGGATAATTGGCATCAAAGCCAACAAAGCGTCTTCTTCTTCTTCATATGCAGTATACTCGTTAGTAGCAACTTTATATGCGTTCAAAGTGATTTCTTTGAGCTGATGAGTAGCTGTGTTACCAGCAGAAGCACTAGTACCGAAGCCAGCGTTTTGAACCCACTGTGCTAAACCAGCTTCTGGATTAACAGGCATAGTCATCACATTGGTTTGCATAGCGATGTTACGGAAAATAGGAGAAACCACTAAACGGCGGCGAATCTCATTTTCCATGTTCATAGAAACTTCAGTTTCCCAGATACCGCTTGGCAGGTGTGCACCAGTAGTAGACACGTCACCAGCAGCATATCCAGAAGCTTTCTCGATCAAAGCGCGGCCGGTACGTGTTTCTTGAACAGACTTACCAGACATCTTTGACAACAAGATTGCCTTCTCTTTTTCAGCATAAGTCAAACCATCACCAGCAGCTTTTGTGTCTGCAAAGGACATTTTTGACTTTGTGATTGCTTCGATTTCAGCAGCTTTATCTTTTAAAGCAGCCTCTAAACCAGCGATCACGGATTTGTTTGTTTCTTCAGCAGAGGCTAAACGCTTCTCGACTTCCGCCAAGAGCTTTTCAGCACCAGTGTCAACAGTGGAGATAGCTGCAACAGCTGCTTTAACGCGTGCGTCAATATCAGCAGTGGCTTTTTCAGCGGCTAATTTTTCAGCAGCATCTTTAGCTTGTTTTTCTCCGATGGCTTTAGCAGTTTGCTCAGCCGCTTTGCTAGCTGCATCAGCTAACATTTGTTCTAATTGTTTTGGATCCATTTTCCATTCCTTTGTAACATCGCTGTTCGCTTCCGTAGAGGATTCTAGCCCTTTAGCTGATTCGCTTTTGGGTGCAAACTGCATTTTGAAAGATTTAAATTCTTCGTCGTTTTCAAACGACTTAGAGAGACTAAATAATGTGTTTTGATTTGCAGGTACTGACACTACTGAAATTTCGTGCAGCTCCAACTCCTTTACCACAAACAGCTCTGCAGCTGAATTGTACTCCGCATCTACAATGCGAAATCCGATACTAAAAGCTGTTAGTACACCGTCTTTTACTAATTTATAAACGTCACCGGCTGCAGAAGAAATTCGTGCTTTTACAAGCAATCCTTTTTCATCAACCTTGTGTTCGACCATTCTACCGATAGGAGCGCTGTGATTATGGTATGCTAAAATTACTGGATTTTTCAAGTAATTTTGAATACCTTTTTCCCAGACGCTTACAGGAACAATGTCGCCCTGTCTATCAACGTCAGTGGTTGAAGCGTAACCTTTAATGGTTAACATTTCAACGCTTTCGTCTGTGGTAGTAGGTTCACTCTTAGTAAAAGAACTGTTTACATACAGCACTTTATTTTTATCTACCATAAATACCCCTTTTATTGCTGATTATCTTTTGGCTTTCCACCTTGCGACGGATCAGCAGCCGAACCAGCAATATTAGCTGGTATTCTTATTTCGTCATGACCAGTCATCTTGTCATAACGTAATTCTTCACGTGCTTCATTAGCTGTTATGATGCCTGCATTGACAAGTGTCGAATGATAGGCAGCAATATCTTTTAGTTCTGGTTGTAGTGCGGAAACTGAGCTTGTAATAGCCTCAACATCATATCCAAAGTATCTTTCAACAGCTGAAATAAACCTACGATTAATAGGCATTACTGTTTCAAGATAAAATAAGCGTAAATTAGGTGAGATGTTAGCATTGTTGCCACCAGCCATTAAAATAGGCGGTACACCAATTGCTTGCATAATACGTTCGCTATGAGTCTTGATTGATAAATCAAAATCCATGTCTTTGAAGTTCTGGTTTGATACCTGTGCAGGCTTTAATCCCGAATCCAAGATCACAGGACGTCTACCGCCTTGCTTGGTCGAGTACTTTTGTAACCAGTACTGAATTGTCTTTTCCTTGGCAATTTGCGACAAGGTATTTTCTGATGTAAGCACTAACCCAAACACAGCACCGTTATCAAAGAATTGTTCTTGAAACTGCTGCATGGAGTAAAGTGTTGAAATCGATTTTTGTGCTGACTCTAATCTGCTTGAACCACGATAAATTGAATCTGAATTCAAATCGCGGAAATAAAACACTTCTGATTCCTTAAAATCCACAGCACCGTTAAAACGATAACCACGAATAAAGGTTTTTGAGTCAGTCATAATCTCTACGTCTGAGGCAGGTAAGTGGTACATAAACACACCATCAAAGTGTACAAATGCATTACCTTCTAAGATAAAGTCTGTGAATAGTGCTTGACGAAAATCTTGTGCGGTTTGATAAGGGTTTGGTCTGAAGTTTAATAAAGTATTAAGCGATTTTTGGCGCATGCCAATCGCAACACCTTCGTGTAGTTTGTCTTTGATATCGTAATCAAGCGAAGCGCAAGCACTAGCCAACATATTAACCGAACGGTTAACTGACTCTAGTCGCTTAAAAGCCAGCTTGTAAGTTAGCTTAGCTTCAGTACCAACTTGGGTACCTTCGTTTGTATAAATACGTTCTTGTGCTGGATTCAGCTTTTCGCGAATCCAATCTGTAAATCTTGCCATAGTTTTTTCCCTTAAGTAAACTCCGAGAAGAAACTACCAAAGCTTTTTTGTGGAACCACAGTTTCACCGCCAACGAACTTAGCTTTTTGCGATTCGATCCAGTGTGCTTGTTTAGGTTCACTACCAGGTCGAGGAGCTTTACCGTAAACTCCATGAAGCGCTACATGATGACGATTACAAAGGGTGTAAACTTGATCATATAATTCCACACGGTGCGTATCAATAAATTCATCTCGCACAGCTAAAATGCCATCGTCAGTTGAAATGTCGTATCCTTGTGCTTGAGCCCATTTATCCAAGAGTATGGTAACTGAATGTAGGTGATGCAGTTCTAAGTCTGCATCAGTATCACAAATATAGCAGCACGATTTTTTCTCGTAGGCTGCTTTGGCTCTGTCACGAACCCATTTAACTGGTATTCGCTTATTTGTATTTTTTGCCATAAATTATTCTAAATTTCCACTTATTATACTACGCAAGCAACAAAAAGTCAATGCACAAATTTCTCTAGCTATTATAAGGTATAAGTATAAAGTGCGTAACGAACCGCATCAGCCATGTGAGAATATTTATCGTGTAATGGGCGTTCACGTTGGAGCCCCTCACGTTGATCCCAACGATACTGATCAAACATTGCACGTACATTAGTACAATGAGGTGCAACCTTTAAACGACCTTGCTGTAGTAGTGTTTGTATATAAGCAATACCAGGTAACACATCTTTTTTGGCTTTGGTTGTTGAAATGTTGTAAAGGTAGGCTAAGTCCGACGCAAACTGTGCTGCTGCCGAATCAACAAACACAACTTCAACGCCATGCAGTTCGTTTAAACGCGAAAACTCGGCTGCATGTTCAGCAGTGGTCTTTTCTGATTTTAAGTATTCATCGACAACATAAAAGCAATCGGTGTTCCAATCATAAACGATAACGCAATAAGCAGTATCATCTCTGTAGCCAGGGTCACACCCAGCAATTGCTTCGCCTTTAAGGTCTTGGGGAATTTCACAAACATCCGTATCCTGCAGTGCATAAATCTGACCCTCAAACACAGTAAAACTGGCGAGGTACTCTTGTTCAAACTCGGCACGTGACATTGATCTGCGAGCTTCTGCTACGTCTGATTCAGCCATGCGAGTATTTTCAGTGTAATCAGCTTGCAGGCTAATCCACTCGGGGAAACCGGGATCAAATCCACGATTCCAAAATTGACTAAACCAGTTGTTACGACCACGAGGGGTCGATATAAAAATGGCCTTGGCGTTGGGTTTGTCTAGTGTAGGGCGTAGTGCTACGTTAAACGCAGCTTCGCCGCCTTCGCCTAGTGCAGCCTCGTCAAATATGATTAAGTCATATGATCGGCCAACAGTACTATCAACGGTACCAAGAGAGCCCATACGAATGGTACTACCATTTGAAAGCTCGATGATTTTGTCCTTGAGATTGTCTCGCGAGACTTCGAGGTCAAAGTGTTTGATGAGTTTGCGTTGGAGTTCAAAGGATATTGATGAAAGGTTATAGTTTGGTGAAATGATTAAGACATTTGATCCAGGTACTAAGGTTACCAATTGACCGATTACGTTGGCAATGTAAGTTTTGCCTAAACGACGAGCTAAGGCAGCACAGATAAACCTGTACTTGGGACCATTGACTGCGTTGATTAAGGCAACCTGTGGGCGGTTGATCGTATCGTAGATGTTGAGCAGTTTTAAGTAGTTTGTTATGGGTAGCTTAATAAACCTCTGTTGAGGGTCGAATTCTTGTATAACATCTACATTTACGTTTTCACGTGAGACTAGGAGCATTAAATTCCTTCGCCTGTGATTAATCGCTGTACTAGTTGTGAGTACTTGGATCCGTCTAGGGCATCGTTGATTTGTACGTTGACTTGCTTTTGTGGACCTGAAGCTTGTTGGGCTTTGGCCAGTTGAATCTCGCGATCCATTAAGTCCATTGACATTTTGTGTGACATTTGTAGCAATTCTGCAATGTCTTTGGTTGATCCAGTTTGTGATTCTTCTAGTTCCGAAAACTTTTGTTTGATTAGTGCATCCATGGCACGTCGCATAAGAAAACGGTTGTTGTAGCCTGAGTCGAAGAACACCGAGTCAATATAACTTTTGACCTCACGTTTAGCTAGGATGTTTGTTACCACTTCAGGGTCGATATCTAATTCTTGGGCAACTGCACGAGCATCGTTTAATTGTAGGTATGCATTGGCAACTTCCAGCGCTTCTGGAGAAATGCGTACGGTTTCGGCAGGTAGGTGAGTTGTCATGGTTGTATCCTTTAGGGTTCATTATAACATTTTGGGTAGATTTTGGCAAGTGTGGATTTTGGCACCGTAGCCTTTTGGAGAATTTTCCCAAAATAGGCCGTGTCGAGGGGCCGAGTAGCTATAGGTCAATTATAGTCTAATAACCGCCCCTAGTCTATAGGGATAAACACCTATGTTGTATTTACACACACTTGATTTATTCTAGGTTATTCGTGTATAATAGAATACATGATGACAAGGGAATTCAACATGAAATTGATAACAGAAATTTTACAAGCTATCTTGTTTGTTGCAATAACCTTTTCACCATTGTGGGTATGGCTTGCGTTAATGAAGCCATGATGTTATAATTGAATCTTACTAGGAGAAAATAAGATGACTACCAAAACTGTGAACTATACGGCGGAACAAACCGCTAAGATGATTGCCGACTATCAATCAGGCATGACAGTTGATTCTATTGCCGAGTCATTCGGTAAAACTGTACGCTCTGTTGTAGCAAAATTAAGCCGAGAAAAGGTTTATGTTGCTAAAGCATACAAAACGAAATCAGGTGAGACACCGATTAAAAAAGATGTACACGCTGATTTTATTGGTGATGCATTGGGCTTGACCGAAGCCGATACAGAATCACTCACTAAAGCGAATAAAATTGCTTTGATGAAAATTGCTGATTTTATCAAGGCTGAAAAGACCTTGTAACGAATAGGGGCTTTGCCCCTATCTTGATTTTATCTGATATAATAGACTTATGACAAAATTTGAAATTGCTGAAAAATATATGGCTAAACGCTATCCCTCTTATACTTACGCTATGCGTGAAGGTAATGATTGCGTTTGGGTTACTATGGGAAATGTTGAAATGTATTTGACAATTCGTAATGAAACTGTTGTAGATGTACAGGTAGATTAAAATGACAGGTTTAGAAGCTCTTTATTGGATTATTGCAATGTGTTGTTTTGTTGCTGTTAAGATTGTTTTATTAACTTGGCTGGACAAATGAATACTTTTGTTTCCTAACAGATTTGAATACTCAGGTATTCAGGTCTGCGCCGCAGCGAAGTAAGCACTCACTTCAGTTTGCGCCAAATTATACCATATAATTTGCGGGCTTGTCAATAGGTGTAAACACCTATGTTGTATTTTCACACACATGGTTTTTGGGCGGTTTTTTGTGTATAATGGGACAATAACAGAAAAGGATTACAAAATGGCTAAAATTAAAAAGGTTTCAATTTATGATATGGATGGAACAATCGTTTGTTCGCTTCATAGGTATCGCACAATCGTAGATGAAAATGGCGAGAGAATCGATTTAAACTATTGGAGAGAAAATCAAGATTTAGCATTAAATGATTCTCTCTTACCATTAGCCGAACAATATAAAATGGATTTAAAAGATGAATCGTGTTATGTCATTATTGCTACTGCCCGTGTTCTTAATACCCCTGATTATACATTTATTAATCAGATATTGGGCGAACCTGATTATATTATTTCAAGACCTGAGAATTCTAATATCTCTGGCGGTTTATTAAAAATTAATGGTTTAGCTAAATTCTTTAATTTAATTACATTTAAAGATGCTGAATTTACATTTTACGAAGATAATACAAATTATCTAAAAGCGGTTTGTGACAGATTTAATATAAGGGGTGTATATGTACCAAGTAAACAAGGGCATTAATATTGATTATGCTGAAACATTAATTAAAGATTTTTTAGCCGAAGGCTATAATCTTTATGATATTGTAGACATAATGCAAATACCATTAAGACAGATTCTAGATATATTAACTAAGAGAATACATTAATGATTAATTATTTTAATAATCGAGATTATCAAATGGGCTTTGATGCTCATTCGTTGGGTGAGCCTTTAGACAAGGCACAATCGGAAGCATGGCAAATTGGCTGGCATGGTTGGGCGGATATCATGGACAAAAGCGAATCGGCACAACCATATTTTTGAATACTCAGGTTTGCAGAAAAAATTGAATACTCAGGTTTGCAAAATAACTGTGGTTTTAAAACCACAGTTTGCGCCAATTATACTAGTATAATTGAGCCCGTGTCAAGTTTTTTCGTATAACTTATTTTTTGTGTGTGATTAAAATACCACGCCTATTTTTTAAAATTTATGGTAAGATGCAGGTCTACTAACTGAAAGCACACATGGCAAAAAAGCAATACTTTTGTATTCTAGATACTGAAACGACAATGGGAGATACTGTTGCCGATTTTGCAATGATTATTTGTGATCGTGAGGGTACTATATATAATCAATGCGCTGTTTTAGTTAATGGGCATTATAATACAATGGAATTATTCCATGATAAAAAGGCTAATGATATTTGGGGTTATGAGGGATTAACTAAACGCAAAATGGGTTATATTGCCATGTTAGAAAATGGCATTAGAATGATTGCGTCAGTTAATGCTATTAATAAATGGATTAATCAGGCAATCGGTAAATATAATCCTACATTAACCGCTTATAATCTCGCTTTTGATATTAATAAATGCGCTAATACTGGCATTGATTTATCAAGTTTTAATAATAAGTTTTGTTTATGGCAAGCCTCTGTTGGTAATATCTGTAAAACCAAAAAATATAAACAATTCTGTTTAGATAATCATGGTTTTAATAATGTTACTAAACATGGTAATATGACATTTAAAACAAATGCGGAAATGGTTTGCGGTTATATTAATAATAATTTTATTATTGAACCGCATACTGCATTAGAAGATGCCCGAGATTTTGAATTACCTATATTAACTCATATTCTCAAAAAACGTAATTGGCAAGATAATATTATTCCTTATGACTGGAATAAGTTTCAAGTCCGAGATAATTTTAAGGCATAATCAAATGATATTAACTAATAATAAAATTTTATGGATTATCTTATTATTGTTTTTTATTTATACTCAAAAGCGGTATGATATTGACGATTATTATGAAATGCGCTATAATAACTACTTAACAAGGGATTTAATATTATGATAGAAAATATAGGTTGGATTGGTTCAATATTATTAGCATTTTGTGGATTACCACAGGCAATAGAATCATATAAAACAAAATCCTCTGAGGGATTAACTTGGGGATTTATTTCAATGTGGTTTATTGGCGAGATACTCACAATAATATATGTATT